ATACGCCCGCGGTGTCGCCGTTGCAAGGTACATATCTGTAGCTATCGTTGTATCTGTCGTACATAAGTTTCCAACCACTGTCCATAACAGAGTATGAAGTAGTTGAATACAAGGCTCTATCTGTTACAATGGATGCTGCTTCTGTACCTACGTTATTTACAACACTAGCTTTCTGTGGGCTAATGAATACTAAACAATCCTTACGAACAGTTGCAATATTGTCTTGGATATATCGTCCAACAGTTGTGCTGTGTCCTGCTGCTAGGAGCAATGATACATCTACAAGTTCATCATTTGCGAACAAGCCGTAACCTGTTTGAATCTGTCCGTCTGTAGGTGCTGCATCTGCTCCACCTGTTAAAGTGTCGTCTGATTCGCCGCTGACGTGCAACGATGTGAATGTAGTTGTAGAGTCTAGACCCCAAGTTGTTTCTGCTGCTGGGTGATCTGTCCACCAAATGTACAAGGACTGAGAGTTAATTACTTGTTTGTAATAATTTGTTTCTCCAGTTCTTCCTGTAGCATTTGAGGCTTTAGATACGCCTGCAAATTTTTCTAAGATCGAACCTGCTGTACCCGTGAATTTTCCTAACGAGTCAATAACAATGATGTGCATTTCATCGTTAGATCCGCCGGCTGCTGTTGTTGATGCAGTAGTATCAGGGGCATAATCAAATTCGTCTTTATATGTCCATGTCGCATAATCACTTGAATCGGCAAATGATACTTTAATAGTATCGCCTAATGTACCTGGACATTTTGCAGCCCACATACCATTAGTACCTAATCCATTAATATGATTAAAAGCATAGTCATCTTCGTTACTAATTAAAACACCGGCAGTTGAACCTGAGTTTAGAGCGCCTGTACCCACTGTACGGACAACCTGAAGGTTGTTGCCATAAGCTAGGAAGGAAGCGGCTGTAAACCACGTTTCTGCGGTATCGTTATCGGGCAAGCCGAATGTTTTTCTCAGAGTATTCTCTGAATCTATTGTGCGAATAACATCACATGGACCCCATTTGAAGTAACCCGCGATACCGCCGCCAGTTGTGGCGACTGCAGGAACTACAGTTGTTAAATCCTTTTCTGTGACGAGAACGCCTGGTGATAGCTGAAAAGCCATGTTTATCTCCTCGGTTTATTATGAATGACACAAGTTTTGTTTCATTCAATTATTTATAATTTTTAAAATTTAAGTCCTAGTTCTTTTACTTTGTTACTGTATTCTTCATCCAACAACCAATAATCTCCCCCTATAACTTCGCCTTGAGGTTCATCGTTACCTTTTCTCATAACAAACGGAGTAAGGTTAGACTTAATCTGCTTCATTTGATGATTGTACAATTCCTCTCTAGAGTTAATATCAGTCAACTCTTTAAAAAATGGCATATTGGTCAACCATCCAAATAGAACCATACACATAATAAGATCATCATTGTATCCCTCGTCTGCTTGGTAAGTATTACCTTTTTCAACAAACGTAGACATCTCATGTATGATATCTGCATCAAAACATAATAATTTTTGTTCTTCCATTAAACTCTTAAAGGAAAAACATCCTTGTCGCTTAACTTGTCTAGAAGTAGTAACTCCTAGCTTAGTTGAACGACCAAAACCAGGCGAGACATATTGTCTGCCCTTTTCTGTCACTGTGCTAAACAGATTGTCGTATTCAATCTCTTCGTGTAGCAACTCTACGACTTGCTGTCCTATATCATTAGTCTCAACAAGCACATAAGCATTATTATAATCTTCTCCCACCTTAGATATCACATTAGGATACAACATAGGAGCGATTTTATTATCTTTATATTTGGCTACTACTTTATACGGCATTTCGGTAATATCAAAAACAACAAAGGCAGAATAATCCCCGCCGATACCTCTAGCCGTGTCTACTGTAATAGCATAGAACCTATTTTCTTTAGGTTCGTTATATATATCCAAACCACTATTTTGATATACTGGATCAATCGAAGATAGGTTGCCAATCGTCTTAGCATTAATAAGAGTGTTACTAGAACCTAAAAATTCACACAAAACTTCCTGGTTAAACTTCAATTCGCCTAGAAGTTTAAATTGTTCTTCTGCCCAAGCTTCATCTCTGCCAGGGATTTCAGTATAATGTATGAAGTGGTTTACAAATCCATTTGCTTTTTTCTCTGCTTCGTTCCAAAACTTCCAAAAGTGATTATATCCTAATGGAGTAGAGGTAAGAAGAATCTTTGTAGTTTCACCTGCTGAAATAGTAGGATAAACAGAAGCAAAGAACTGTTCCGCAACATTGTTTGGAATAATAGCTGCCTCATCAATGTATAGCCAGTTTACAGACTTACCTCGAATACCACTGGTAGTTGTGGCTGCGGTAAAAACCTTACAGTTATTTTCCAGCTCAACGTCACCCTTGTTCCAAGTCTTAACACCTTGTTGCATCCATATAGGCAAGTTCTCGTACATTGTTTGGTAACGTGCCAATACTTCTCTAGCAGCGGCAGTCTTGTTAGCCATAATAGCTACAGTTTTATCTTCTTGGAAAATAGTATACCACAGAATACAAGCTGCGGCAGTTACAGTCTTACCCTGCTGCCTGCCTTCCATAAGAATGACCTTACGATTATTTAAAATAATATCTACTTTTTCTTTTTGACAGTCGTAAAGTTTGAATGGTTGTAAACCTCTGTCCAGTGTAATAATCTGACAAAAGTTTTCGATGAAATAGATTGCGTCTTTTTGACACTTTAGATATTCCGTAACTTGTTCTTTTGTGAAGTCGTGCTTAAAACCTAGCGCTTTTAAGTTAGGGTTGCCGTGATATGATGTTTCTATTTCGCTCATATTCTTACTAGTTCTTTTGGAGTTGCGTCAACACTTTCATTCAACAACCGTGCTTTTATTTCTTGTTCCGTAGTATTATTTATACGTCTAAGAAAGTGGGAAAAATAGCGACTATGTCCCGAAATTCCTGTATGAAACTTATCTCTAGCTTTATCGTCTATCCAAACTTCCTTAATAAAAAAGAACTTTGCACCATTTAATCTACAAACATTTTCTATAGCATCTAAATTTCTTTTTCGATTTAGGTTCAATTCTTCGTCGGTTTCAATTAAGTGTTCATAATCTAAGGACCATGCGCCAACATTAAGGTGATGCTTTTTTGTGAATAGCTCTCGTCTTTGTAATGGTGGCTCTGTAAGAAAAACATATTTAGGTTTTACATAAGGAACCCAAACACTAGCAATACGATAAAAGTGATCAAACCCTCCGCCAGGCTCTGCTAGGTTATAGTGGGTTAAGTTTAACTCTTTGCCTAATAAATACGGCCAAGTTTTATCCTCAGGCAAACCAATACCGGCTACTGTACTAGGCCCTAGACATATAATACTATTTGAGTTTTGTTTTAACTCCGCACATCTAAATCCCTGAGCATTCATCTCATAAGTAATAGGTAAGTCCCATTCTGGATTAGGTTTATTATCTGTAGAAATATATTCTAGGGTAGCAGGTAGCTCGCCACTATATTTCCACTCACCATATGATTTTCCTATGTCGTACAATCTATCCAAACCTTTGCGCCATTGTTCCGCCTCACGTCCATTGATAACGTCAATCCTCTTTCTTCGACAACTCTATCTGTTCCTCGTTTAACGGAGTCCATGGCTGTTGAAAAATAATCATCAATAACAAGATAGCTCTTACAATATGGCAACCAAGCATCTATACAAGCATAAGTAGATTCTTCACTGTGGTCCGCGTCTATGTATATTAAATCATATGAGGGACCAAACTTGTGGTTGTCAAATGACATTGGAAATTGTAATGGTATTTTTTCATATGTGATATTAGGAAAGTCTTTTATGTTTTGTAAAAAGTTTTTCTTAATTTCAGTTCCCCCTTGATAAAATGGGGGCCAAGCTTCCTCAAACTCTGTTTCTCTAACAATAAAATCAGGCCAAGCATCTATACAATGTATATCAACTTCTTTTTTTAGTGTGTTGCAGATGTGGTTAATCATAAGAGCACTCTTGCCCTGATAACTGCCTACTTCTAATACGGAGATTTTATTTTGTGGGATTTTTTTGAGTATCTTTTCAAAAAAGAAATAACAACCTAAGCCTGCATAGCCTTCAACATCTTGCCAATTCATAATATATTATCCTTCAATAATTTTTGTATCGTCTTCTTTTCCTAATGCCCTAAGTAAATCTTTGGTACTACCAACAAATAAGTTGTTATTAGTTGTGGCTCCTTTGCTCTTAGGTTTGTCGTCTTGTGTTATCTTCTTTTGTTTTGCCTGAACATCTAACATATCTTTAGCATTGTTTTGTAAAGAGTTAATTAGCTGCCCTGCCACCTCATATGCTCTAGGGTGATCGCTATTTTTAGCAATGTGCATTATGCCCTGAATTGCTTCTTCACTGTATGCTGCTGATCTTTTTAGTATGTCTCTGGCTTCTTGGAAGTCATCTTCTAACTGTTGATCGTGTGTTTGCTCTGGCACAGGCAAGTTCTTTTCCTTTCTTACTTCGGATAAGTTTTTATCCAAAGCAAAAGTAGGTTTTGTTTTAAATGCTTTATCCAAACTTTCAAATGTATTATCAGCTGACATCTTCGCCCTCAAAACTTTCTAGTATATTACTTATATAATCGTAGTCATCTGCTGGTGTTAGCGTTTTATCCGCAACTCCTTCAAGGGTTGCTACCTCATGTACTGATTTAACCTGTACAGTATCTAAATCTATATCAGTGTATAGTTTAGCAATTGATTCTTTAATAACTCCCACGTTAGCAACGTAACCATAGAAGTTTAGACGCATCGTAAAGTTTAATGTCCATATGATACTTTGTCTAGATGTAAAGTCTCCCTCATATTGGTCATCATAATCTACCCCGTCTAAAGTGATCTTAATATCTCTTTTGATTCCTAGTTCTGGTAGCTCGTTGATTGTAACATTAAAGTCTGGATTGAAGAACGGGAATACCTGTTCCACAACCTGTAAAGCATCTTCTTGGTTTTTAGCAAAGACATATAATGCAATGCCCATATTATATGGCGTAGATATAAATGTAGTTCTTACTGTATTAGTATCATCTCCTGCGCCCACTGCTCGGTTTCTTTGTATAGGAGAAATTTTTCTAGCTGAGTCATACTGTAAACCAGTAATTTCAAACCCGATCCTAGGCAATGTTATTTGTACATCTCGATATTCGGTAATGTCGGGTACAGCGGCGATCCTAGCTAAGAACTTTTGTTTTGTTGAATATGACAAAGGAACCCTAATAACTTGCGATACAGTTCCGTCTTTGTCTTTCCTCTCAATATTAATATTATTAAATATCATACCAAAAGCTACAATAGCCTTCTTTATATGAGAGTGATAAAAGGTTTTATTTTTAAACATAATTTAACTTCCTCCTAGCTCACCGAATGGATTAATTTCTGAGAAGTCTAGGATAGACTCAATTTCATTCTGAGTAATAAAGTCTGTATTGTCAGTATTAACATTTGTTTTTTGTGCTTGATATTCTTCTAGAACTAATCCTCCACCCACTTCTTGCTTAAGAAGTCCACCGTCTTCTAACAACATTTGATATTGTAACATATCCAAGCTATTAGTGTCTTCTATTTCATCGGCATCTGTGCCTGTATCCAATACCTCTGAGCTGTACTGGAACAATTCGCATTGTAATCTATATACAAAAAGTTTACCGACTTGATAGAATGGGTTAGTAAATTCTACAAGTTTAATTTCAAATATAGAACCTGTCTTTGGAAAATATAAAAGATCTCCTTCTGCAGGACGCTCATTAAGAGTAAATGTTCCTCCACTAGTTAAAGTGGTTTCTTCCCAGCGTCTCTGAGAAACTATAAATGTAGCTTGGTCTCTTATTTCAATACCAAACTTTGTAAACAGATCGCCTTCGCCGTCAAAGCCGTTTACATTTTCCAAATACATTTCTAATGGATATGATTGAGTAAACTGAGATAAGGTATCCTCATCAAAGATAGTGTCTCTGTTTACAAGTGTTCTGGGCATATAGTAAATATCGTGCCCATAGATTTTTAATGATTCAATTACAAGGTCTTCTACTAATCTTTGTTCATTAGTGGTTCCGCTTGTATCACCATTCTGAAAGTAAAAATTCGTTGCCATGCTTACCCCACGTAGAAGCTAGGGGGTAACTCATATCTTCTCTGCATCTCATCTTCAATATTATTGATATCAGTGATTGCTTCTTGAAAGATTTGGTCACCGTTTAAAGTAACTCCTCCAGGTAGTGCTATGCCTCCAAACTTCTTCATGTTTTCTCCCCACTGTCTTTTGATAAGAGCAGTAGCATATTTTTTCAAAAACATATCATCATAAACCTCTGAATACGTTGCGGGGTCAACAATAGCATATGCCTCTGCCACAATGTAATCACCTGGATTGAAGGTTCTATCCCAATCCGTATCAATATATAATCTATTTGTTTTTCTATTCCAACGTATTTGTCTTTGAGTTACAAGTAGTTGTTCTAGAGTCGTTAGGTGAGACTGTACCATTGAATAGTATGTCATGTCTGCACCCATTAGGTTATAAAGATCATTTTGCCTAAATTGATACATTAAATCAAACAATGTTCCATCTTTAGTGTTAGACTGTGCTGCACCACCAAAGTTGAACATTCTAATAATACCAGTAATTCCGTTACTGATAGGAACCCAACCGTTTTCTATATCACCTGCGGAGTAGAAGTCTGTGCTCTGAAGAGTTGCAACTAGTCCTGATTGTGAGCCGGTAATTTGTTCTCCGCCCACAAAAGTTCCAGAAATCTTTTCTACTGTAATAGTATTAAGCGCTCCGGAAGAGACTACAGTTGTAGCCCCAGAAGTTCCGCCAGTTAATTTCTCGCCCTTTTGAAAACTACCTGCAATAGATGTAGCAATCCTTAAACTGCTACCTGTGACTTGGTGTTGAACATAAGTTCTTTCAACACCATCGAAATGATATTCCTGCCAGAGTTGTATGGCATCGTCGATGCGATCGTTGACTTGGTCTTCGTCAACGTTAATCTCTATGACTGGAAACCCTAATCGTCTAAGACAATAATCTATAAGTTCCTGTCGTGTTGATAAAGCCATACATTTACCCTAATTTAGTTAAGCAGTGTTCCACTAGTATTATATATGTCGATTCTATATCTGTTCTCAATAGCAGATGCTGTTAACAATGAAGTATCGTTACTAGCAAATGTTTCTGAGCTATTTAGAATCGCCGCTCCAGCAAAGTCAGCTACTGTTAATTCTGGAAGTCTAGCACTTGGAAGAGTACCGCTAACCATGTTAGAAGCATTAGTAAAGAACGATGCTGCATTTCCTTCTAGTAAAGCGGAATCTAATCCTGAACCTGCACCGTCAACTGTTTTAATAGCTGTCAGTAGTTCTGAAGGAGTAGAATACGACTCATTAAAGCTAATAACACCTGTTCCACTATTATAACTTACATCGCCTGTAGCGCTAATTGCTGCTCTTGCTCTTGCGTCAGTAAAGTATAAACTTGTACCTTCAGCCAAGTCTGCAGTGTCTTTGCTACTTAGATCTAAGTTGGCACCTGTTGCCGCAGCTACTCGAGCATTTGCTCTTGCATCTGTGTAGAACAAGTTGGAGCCTTCAGCTAAGTCATCTGTGTCTAAAGTTCTAGTTCCGCCTAACGCTGTAGCTACACCGTTAATTGTAATTTCTGAGTTAGACAAAGAGCCGTTGGCAATATTAGATAATGTGTTATCCGAACCGCTAATTGTTTTGTTTGTTAATGTTTGTGTTGTGTCTGCGCCAACCATTTCTGAATAGTCAGAGCCGTTGTTTGTAAACTGCCACTGATCAACTGCTTCAACCCATTTAAGTTGTACTGCTGTCGAATCTCCTCGAAGAACTCTAATTCCTGCATTCTCACTAGGAGTTCCAGAAGTAAAGTTGCTGTTTAAGTCGATAATGTTATCAGCCAAACTAATTGTTTCAGAGTTGACAGTTGTTGTAGTTCCAGAAACTGTTAAGTCTCCACCAATCACCACGTTGCCTGTTGCTTCTAAATTATCATTGACATAAACTTTACCTGTACCTTTACCAGTAAGTGTTAAGTCTGTATCTGCTGTTTTAGATTCAAGCGAATCAACGTTGATTGGGTTTGTGAATGCAATTGCGTTGCCGGCGCTGTTTGTAATATTAATACCGTCTTCTAGTTGAAGAGGTCCTTTAATTGCAATAACACCTGATCCAGTTGCATCTAACTCTACATCGCCTGAACCACTTGTTTGAAGTGATAGGTTTTGGTTTGCATCTGCAGAAACAGTGATTGTACCTGAGTTATCAGAAACAACCTGTTGTCCGTTTACATATAATGAACCAGGACCTACGTATACGTCCCTCCATTGTTTTGTTGTGCTACCAAGACTATGTGTATTATCTGTATCTGGGATAATATCGCCTTGCATTTCAACGTCTGTTGTAAATGTAGCACCTGCAAAAGTTGGGTTAGATGTAGTATCTACTGCTTGTCCAATTGCTACTGAACCAGATGTTACTGTAACACCTGTGCCGCCACTAATGGCTGCTTGTGCTCTAGCATCTGTATAGTAAAGCTTGGTTGAACCTTCTGCTAAGTCGTCAGTGCTGAAGTCCGTCATATCAACAGTAATGCTATCTGCATTTACACTGATACCTGTTCCTCCGACAACATTAACTTCTACTAGTCCAGACTCACCGCCACCTGTCAAACCATTACCTGCTGTAACGCCTGTAATGTCTCCAGATTGTCCGTTAATTGTTAATGTTCCAGCATCATCGTCATAAGACAATGTGATGCCGGTGCCTGCTGCTAAAAGAGCAGCTACTCTATCGTCAATACGTTCGTTCGTTGAAAATAGATTTGTTGACCCTTCTGTAAGGTCATCTGATGTTGTGGGAACTGCTGAGTCTTTTGCTATTACATATCCACCTTGTGTGCTTCCATCATGGACACGGAGTTCTGAGTTCTCTGTATCGAAGGAAAGTTCACCGGCGGCACCAGTAAAAGCATTGTTTTGTGCTTCAGTTCCACGTCTAAATTGTACCTGTGTTGGCATTTCTAATCTCCTAAATTATTTAATATGTTCCGCCGTCTAATGTAGAGCCGTCAGCGAGGGTATCTGCTTCTACCGTACCACTAATATTTGTAAAGGGTATGTTACCTGAAATATTAGAAGCCGAAGCTAGCATCAATTCGTGACCGCCTTGAGTAGCACCATCGTGAACTCTCATAGCATAGTTACCAGTATTAACTGTAACCTCTCCGGCTAAGCCAGTGAAATTATTGTTTTCTGCTGTAGTACCTCTTCTAAATTGTACTTGAGTTGTCATTGGTTATACTCCTAGATTTTGAATTAAAGTGTTCCGAAATCTTCAGTTATAAGTATTCCAGGAGGAGCAGTTCGGCAATCATAAGATCTTTCAGTTGCAACACCAAAAGCATCTACACTTGATGCAGTCATGTCGCCGTAATCACCTGTTGGGAACACCAAGTTGGCATCTCCTACAACATAGTTAGATACTGCTACAACCGCACCGTCGGTATTCTTTGTATAAAGTATCTTGTCTGCTAAATTTAGAGCAACCTCACCAACTTCTAAGTTAGCCTGCGTGGGCACCGCCGAAGCTGTTTCCGACCTCTTCAGTTTGATTACTGTGTCTACCATCTTCCTCTTTCTCCTGTATGTTTAACTCTTCTAACTGAGCCGTAAGAGCATCTCGTTCTTTTTGTAAGATATTCATTCTAGCTTTTAGAACGAGATTTTCTTGCGTTGTTTCGTTAAGTTTTGCACTTAGTAATGCAATATATTCGTCAACTACATTATTTGGATTTTGTTCACTCATAATATTTCCTTTAATTAATTATTCTAGAACGTACCGCCGTCTAGTGTTGCCCAAACAGGCGTGCCGCTAGCATCTGCCATTAACAGTTGCCCTTCTGTGCCTGCTGCTGTTACTTGTAGAGCGCTAGTTCCGTTACCATAAACGATACCGTTTGAAGTAAAAGTGCTTGCGCCAGTACCACCGTCTGCAACACCAATCGCTGCTGATAGTCCAGAAATAGTTCCGCCTGTTACGTTGCCTTCAATGTTGGCAACCAATGTTGCTACGGAATAGCCACTTGCTGTAGTGTCAACAGTTGTTGTAGGCTCAACGCTAGAGCCAGTAAACATTTTGTATTTACCGTCATTAGCATCTCTGAATAAACCAGAGTATTTGTCAGCGCCGTCGTTAAAGATACCATAAAAACCAATGTCTAAAGCGTCACTAGAGTTGCCAGTTGCTACTTTAAATAATGGATCATTAACTGTCAATGTCTGAGAGTTAACCTGTGTTGTAGTTCCAGAAACTGTTAAGTTACCAGATACAGTTAGGTTACCGCCAATTGTTGGGTTTGTTGCTAGTCCAACTTGAATTTGATTGTCTGATACGGTTGTTGTTACTTCGTTAGCTGTACCAGCAAAAGTAAGTGTTTCGCCACCAGCTACTGTATCATTTGTTCCACTGTCCGCTGCAATATCAAATGATGTTGCAATTGCTGCTGTAGTTGCAGCAGTGACCCTACCTTTAGCGTCTACTGTTAAAACAGGAACTGCTGTTGTAGAACCGTATGAACCTGCGGATACGCCTGAGTTAGAAAGATCAAGTGTTACACCTGCTGTTTCAGAACCTGAGCCAGTTACTGTAAGGTTGCCGCTTCCTGCGTCTGCTACTGTGGCAACATAGTTACCTGTAGTGTCTGTACCAAGTGCAATAGCGTCTGCTGCCATTGTAGTTGCAATACTTACATCGCCTGAACCGTCAAAATTTACTGTACCTGTTACGTCACCTGTAAGAGCAATTGCTCTAGCTGTTGTTAGTGCCGCTGCTGTTGTTGCTGTATCTGCGTTACCTGTAAGGTCACCAGTTACATCACCTGTTACGTTACCTGTTACATTACCTGTAAGGTCACCAGTTACATCACCTGTTACGTTACCTGTTACTGCACCAGTGATATCGCCGGTTACATCGCCTGTTACGTCACCTGTGACATTACCCGTTACGTTACCAGTAAGGTCGCCTGTTACGTCACCTGTGACATCTCCGGTTAAATCTCCTGTTACGTTACCTGTAAGATCAGCTGTAATTGTTCCTGCAGAGAAATCTCCACTTGCGTCTCTCTTAACAAGCTGTGAAGCTGTGTTAGAAGAAGAGGCACCGTCTACGATATCGGTGTAAAATTTACCACCGATTTTATGTACAACCTGTTGATTTGAGGAATCAACCGATTCAATATAAAGAATCGCGGAATCACCTGAGTTGGCTTTATCCTGGCTATACGCCAGTTCGCCTTCGTTTAGATCCGATGTTGTAGGGGCTGTAGCTGCGGTACTTCTTTTAATTTGAATTACTGTTGCCATTTATTATCTCCTAGAATGTTTGTTTGTAATTTTATAATATAAATTAAAACTCTTAATAAGTACCACCATCTAAGCTTTCCAATTGTCCTGCTTCGATATTTTGTGCTACCCACTTGCCCGTAGGCTCATCATATACCAGTGTATAACCATCCTGTAAACCATTCGATATGTCGATATTCGCGAGCTGTTCTACTTTAGCACTGGTCACCTGTTTAGAGTTTTTGGTGGTGTTAGTAATTACTCGGTTTGAAGATCCACTACTTGGTATAGTTATCTTGATAGCCATTATCGGGTTACCTCTGGAGTTACTGTTACGATTCCTTCAAGCACTCTTAATGTTTCTGCACTTGAGGAAATCTCAATATCATATACATATCTTCCTGCTTTAAGACTTGAAGTCTGTTCTGCTGTTAAAGATATGGTTAATTCGCCCGTCAAATTTGTTTTCGCGGTTGTAAAACTTGTATAAGTATTACTGTAATACGATTTTCGTATTTGCGAATTCACAGTATAACTAGTCAGGTCCTTATCTGAACCGTCTTCGTTATCTAATTGCATAGTAAGAGAAAAAGTTGTACCTTGATCTATTACTAAATTTGAAACAGTTGCCATTTACGGGTTATCCTTTTATACTCGTTTATTTATAAGAAAATATAACTTGATATGAAAACAATTTTGACATTAAAATACGGGGACAAATATACGTCTGAGGACGTTAATCGTATTTATAATTCTATTCCAGGTGACTACAACCGCGTCTGTGTAACTGATAATCCTATTGGACTCAATAAAAATATAACAACAATACCTATAGATCATGAAATTGAAGGGCATTGGGAAAAGGTTAAACTGTTCAAACTTGAAAACTTAGGCAAAGTTCTTTATTTAGACTTAGATATTAGAATACAAAAAGGTATAGAACATTTGTGGAAAATGCTTGACAAGAACCCCATCATATGTTACACTTACTGGAAACCTCAAGAATTCCCTTATCACAAAGACAGTAGGTGGTCATATAATTATTTAAGCAATTTTAATTCTAGTGTGATGATGTGGGAAGATAACAGACATATATATGATTACTGGGAAAAGAATAAAGATTACTATATGGTAAAGTATGCAGGTGATGATAGGTTTTTATACCATGAGAGTTTTACATTTGAACACTTTCCCGAAAATGAGGTTTATTCATTTTGGTTTGATGGTGGTAAAATAAAAGACGCAACAATAGCATTATTGAATGGACAAGAATCAGTTCAAGAGGACATAGCAAAAAGATATGATGAACTTCGTATGTATCAAATGGGGAAGTAAATATTCTCCTGAATATGTAAACAATTTAAAGGCAATGGTTGAGAGACACTATACTCGACCCTGCACCTTTACCTGTTTTACAGATGACGCAGAAGGACTCGATTGCGCCACCGCGCCTATCCCCAATATTGAGCCACTGCATCCAGACTATTGGTTTGGAAAGGAAAACTTTTGTTGGGATCGTGCTAAGTTCCTTGTATTCAACTCTCATAAGTGGCTAGGCTATGAGGGTAAATGGTGTTACTTTGATTTAGATGTTATTGTTCAAAACAATATAAACGATCTATACAATCTAGCAAACAAACCTAGAATAATCGAATCTAAATGGCAACCACCCGGACAACAACATGAGAGATTCTTTATTGATATTAGAGGAACTTATTTTAATTCTAGTATGATGTGTTGGAATGGGAGTCAATGTGAGAAAATTTACTACGATGTTCTAGAACACCAAGATGTAGTATTTAAAACATTCTTTAAAGGATCAGATAACTACCATTACTGGAGACAAAAAAAGTTCTGGGGCAACATTCCTTGGGATTGGGTTTACTCTTATAATAGAGGAGCTCATCATAAAGAGGATAAAGAGAAGTATAAATATAGAGAGGAGTATAAAGTTTGTTTGTTTAATACAGACTTAACTCCAGACCCTGCAGCTAAGGCGCAGATTAAAATGAGTGAATTACAAGATGAGAAACTTTTGAGGCATTGGCATGGAGCTAACTTTAATAGCAAACTTACTGGATAGTAAGTACAGTCAAATCCATATAAACAATTTCTATACTCAGGCAAAGAACCTGATTGAGCAGCCTTTTGACTTCTTTGTTTTCACTACACAGGAAGAACTCGACAATATCAATAGCACTAAAAAGCGAGACGGCTTTGTAGACGGCATTCAATTCCATGTTCCAAAGTATGGAAAGCAGTGGTTAGAAATAGACTTAATACAACATACCAAGGATAATGGAGTTAGTCTTTTTACTACTCCAAACGTCTTATTAAATGATCCTATGGCCCTTTTATCGTACAAAGGCAGTGGTATTGATAAAGTTTTAATGCAAGACGAAAATGTTACATATTATATACATAAGAACAAATATGTACAGAATCTGATACAAAAATGGGATAGAGACGAACAAGACATAACATTTTATAACTACGAATTCAAACAAGAGTTTCAAGTTAACGAACTACCATCACTTCCGTTTTTAAATACACAAAACAAAGACTATCCAATTAGTCTTACAGATGATATCGTTACCTTTCCTTATTGGTACACTCATACTCTTGACAGCTACGTAGAAAACTGTTATAATAGGTCTATAGATTTGTATCCTTACTTGCCTTCTGAAATAGAAATGGAAGTAAATGGATTTAGCTATGATGAGGTTGTTAGGATCTTTAATAAGGACTTTCTAGGAAAGTCTAGAATGACCAAGTTAATTTTATCCAATGACGTAGAAGAGCCAAGTTTATGTGAGGACTTTTACGACATCTCTGAATACTTTCTAGAGTTTGAAGGTGTGAGTGTAGATGTATTAACAGACTTAACATCACATGATGAATTTTGGTGGGGTAGCACCGGGATACTATATAGAAAAATGGGTAACATCACTGCTACAATTGATGACATTAATAACAAAGACTTTGATAAACAAATTACAAATGCAAAGGCCTTGTTAAAGAGTGGAGCTCGTGTTTTTTGGCAATACACTAGAACCACACAATCTGATAATGACATTGAAGAGGCAAGAGCGTTATCCAAAAAACATAAATTCAGTGGCTTTACTTTTATTGAAAACAAGCCACCTGAACTACCAGTTAAAGAAGAAAGAATAATTGTTAAAGAACTTCCAGACTATAAGTTAATAGAACTTGATACTCTACAAACAAAACCTAAAGAGGCAGACTATGTAGATGTAAAAGTTAAATTTGAGAAGAAGGTTAGATGTAAATCTAAAATTGAGAATAAATGTTACATAGACAAGCGAGGAAATGTTTTCCCGTGTGTTTACACTGCTAGAGAAATACTAGAAGCAGACATTAATCCTTATGAAGATACAGACATCATATATAATTGGAAGGCCAACAATTGTAAGTTAGAACCGCTAGAGTCTATTTTGACGAATGCTTTTTACACAGCATACTTCAATAATAAATTAAAACTAGACCCTAGCAACATTTGTAAACTAAAATGTGGAGCGTGCAAAAATGTATAAATCAACAAGGAAAGCGGATGCGTATTTTGGATCCTTTGATACTTGGGATAAAAAAGATACGGACGATGTAATCGACTCTGTTAGAAACGGCAAGTTTGTTTCTATTGTCGTTCATTGTAATAAAAATCAATTTGAGGAAAAGACAAAGGATATTGTTTCTGAGCTAGTTAACTATAGCTTGATGTATGGTAGAGATTTTGTCATTCAACACGTCGTGGAAGAACTATGAGGGTAAATATAGTCTGCTCTAAATGGGGCTCAAAGTATGGGCCTCATTTTGTTAATCGTTTGTATAACATGACGAAACGGCATGTCGACAAAAAACACGACTTTCATTTTTATTGTTATACCGACGATGCAGAAGGACTTTTAGATGATATTAAAGTTATTGATTTTCCTGATATTCCCAATATCCATCCTAAGTATTGGTTTGGTGGCGACAACTTCAAGTACGGCATGGCAAGATGTTGGGATAGACCCAAGACGTTTGTATTCAATACTCATAATTTTGCAGACGATAAACCTACTGGCCGCTTTATTTTCTTTGACTTGGATGTCATCATTCAACGTGATTTAGAACCTATCATTACTTACAACATGGAGCGTCCTACAAAGATGCGTTCATGGTGGCAAGATCCCCGCCCAATGAAAACACGAAGATTCAAACTTTCACACGGCGCATACACAAACGGGTCCTGTCAAGTTTGGAGCGATGATCAATGTGAGATTATTTGGAACGATGTATTAGAGAATCAAGAAAAGATATGGTTCACTTATACCGACGGAACAGATAACTATCACAGTTGGAAATGGGGCATCTATGGTGAAAACCTGTGGGACTACTTCCCATCTGAATACGCCTATTCGTATAACAGAGGTAGAGATTGGGACAGTGGTGATATGGATGTCGGAGTTTATAGAGAAGGTTGTATTGTTTGCGTGTTTAATGTAGACTTACTACCATTTGAGGATAAGAGTAGAGGACACACCAAACAAGATGAGTTGGTAGATCCTAAACTATTAAAGCATTGGCAATGATAAACATTTATACCGTGAAGTGGGGAAACAAGTATTCCCACAAGCACGTTCAAGCAATTTACGAATCCTGTGTTAAGAACATTAGCTCAGAGTTTAAGTTCTTTTGTTTAACAGAAGACCCTAGAGGATTGTCTGAAGATATAAATGTTATTCCACTACCTAAAAATAATAACTTAGAAAAGTGGTGGAATAAAATGTACTTGTTTGATGATAATGTAGTTCGTCAAAAGGGCGAGAAAATGTTTTTCGACTTAGATGTTATCATTCAAAGAAACTTAGACGAATGGGTTGAGTTTGATCCTGAGGATTGTTTGTGTTTCATTAAGACACACTGGCATGATATGGAAACTCAATATAAAGATACAAGACACATTCCACATAAGTATACTGACTTGAACTCGTCAGTTTTAAGATGGAATGATAATTTAAATACCGAAGATATTACTTTATATCTTAACAAGCATCTAAAACAGATACTTTGGTATTACAGGGGAATAGATAATTTCTTCGGACACCGCGGTGTTGCTAGGATTAAATATTTTCCAATTGGGTGGGCGTACAGTTATAACCAAGGTTATATTTGGCCCCATGATACAGAAAAACAAGTCTATAGACAAATGCCTTACGTTTGTTTATTTGATTCAATGGGAAGGAAAGAAGATGTCAAATTTGAACTATAATTTTTTAAACAGTCTCCAACACTGGGGCGATGGACTAGCTAAAGTCGAACATGAAATGAAGCATAAACATGAGGACTTTAGACAGGCTCTCAATCCGAATACTATGGAAGCAGGTATTTGGATGGTGGAAGAACTAAAGAAAGTTCTAGAAGAACACTATATGAAAGAAGAAGGATTGAATATTCTTGTTCTAAATTCTTGGTTAGGTATTCCTTTAGTGCCTCTGCTTTGTGAAAACTTATCTGTAGGGCAACTACACTTGGTCGATATTGATCCTGAGGCTTTAGAGTTATCTAAAGTTTTTAATGGGCATTATATTAAAGAAGAGTTCATTAAGATTAATCACTGGAACTTAGATGTTCCTTTTGCGTTTGACGAACTTAATCAGATGAATGTAGATGTTGTTATATCTTTAGGGTGCGAACAGATGTATCCGTTACAAGATCTTTATACTGCTAACAAGCATGCAATATTTGCTTGTCAGTCTTCTAACGTAATGGAAGAAATGTACGGCATTAATTGTGTTGATAGCGAACTTGCGCTAATAGAAAATATAGGATTAAAGGACACTTATTATAGTGGCAAGACAATTCAATATTATTATTCGTGGGACGGTAAAAAGTTTTACGATAGATTTATGGCTATTGGTAAGAAGTAGCATCTTCTCCTGAGATATCTTCAATCATGTTACGCCACAATTCTAAATGTGGAATAACAAACCCTAAAGTAAGGCGATCTTCATATGAACCTGCACAATGGTAATAAACTTTGTCAGGTTCTCTACCCCTTCCGTAGTATCCTACTTTACAAGCCCAACCTGCTTTATCTTTCATTGTAACAAGTTCTTTAGTTTTAGGATCTAAATACTTAAAGAATCCATTACCCGTTGGACTATAAGATAAAAGAATATTATAGCCAGATGCATTCCAGTTATTGTGCCAGGCCATAAATCCGTCTTTAGGATAGTAAACTTGAACTGCTTGATTTCTAGCACCTAAGTAAGCACACAATTCTCTATTTAACTCTTGACACTTTTCTCTGTGTTCACGAGGAGTTCTTTCGTCCATTAATATATCTATAGATTTTGTATGTTCTGGGTATCCAACATGGGCGCCATCCTTTGCAACAATCATATCTAAGTATTCTTTTTCACAGGCAGTATCTATAGTTTCGTCGCCTGCTCTTTTCCCGTCAATATGTTTTTCAAGTTCAGTTAAGTCTTGACTAAAAAACCAGTCGGTGTACGGTTGAAGAATATCTAATAGCTCGTCGCTTATGTTAACCCATTTCATTGTCTACCTCATATAGTTGCCAATAATATATATACTTATCCCAGATACCTACTGTATTTAAGTTTCTCAAACATTTATAACCAACACTTTCTAACATACCTCGTGTTGTATCTGCAGATAAAGAAACTCCATATCTAATAGGTTTAGTTATTCCTTTATCATCAGATCTAGCAAACGCCTCTCTACCATCTTCCCTAGTATTATACTTGACAATAGAATCTTTTGCTTCTAAATTAGATATAATAATTCTTTTAGGTTTAGATCGGTTTACTATCTGCTCTAACAAGTGTTCTGGTGCTAGCAAGTGATAAAGTAGTCCGCAACAAACTACCGTATCAAATGTCTCATTATGTTCTTTGTAATAATCATTTGCAGTGCCATTGTATATTTGATTATCACTTAATGATGTCTTAACCTTTAAAGCCTCTAGTGCGTCACCTGTGTTAGGTTCTACAACCTTAAGAATTTTTGGTTTTCTTCTTTGGATAAGTTCTGTGTGGAATCCGATTAAAGGTCCCAATTCTAAAACTGAATCTGTCTCTTTAATTTCTGAAAAGAAGTTGTCGTATGTCCACTCATTGTAAAGTTTCCACTGCTCGACTTCACTCATTACTTAAGCTGCCAATTAGGAATTGTGTAGTGGTATAAAACGATGTCAGTCCCTTGAAGTTCTTCATCCTTGTATCCGTTTACAAAGTTCCACCTTGCGTCAGGCTCATTAATAAATCCCCAATTTACTTTATGATCGCTGTAAGTTAATAGTCGCCACATTGTAAAAGTATCCCATTTAATTGCGTCTATAGGATAATGTGCGATATCATATTCTTTTGTTTGTTGGTGTAAGTATTCACCATACCACGCACTCATTAGAGCCAGTGTATCAGGTTTGTCGTTGTAAACAAACCAACCACAGTGCATAGTCATTTCTTCTGTGTTTGAAAGTTTTGTTAGTTTGGCATTGTAAGGTCTTATCTTTGTAAAGACTAAATCTTTATCGCCGAGTAGATCAAAAACATCTTGGATATCTTCATGCCAACATTCCATATCACAATCTAAATAACAAGTTCTTTCGTATGGAGTATGTTCTAGTGCCCAGAGTTTAGCTCTAATATGACTAGGGACTTCCCATGTAATTACATTATCAAATAATTGATATTGTCCAGGTTTTAGTTCGCACTCTGGGTGTGCGGTGTCTACCCATTTTTCTTCTGTGTAGAAAGTAATTTTAGCTTCGGGCCAAAAGTCTATAATAGACTCTGCTAGTTTGATTGCGGCTCTAAAGTAGCCTGGCATTTTAGTTGCGACAATTACAAAACCGTCGCCTTCTCGCTTAGACATAATATATTCCTATTCGGATTCTAATTCTTTTTGTAACAATATCGTAGCGTATGCTGCTACCTCCATAGGAGATTTGGACTTTCGAATTAGTTTTTTAAACTCGACGTTGGTAGAGTTTTTAATAAGAGGTATTTCAAATGCTTCCAACTTTGATGCAAACAGTGATTCTTGTTGTGCTCTTGCTGCTTCGGCTTCTCGCCTTTCCATTTGTCTACGCACATTTTCGTTTCTGCGCTTTAGACCCTCTGCGGTATTTTCGTCAATTTGTTCTTCGGTGAATTGTTCTAGTATTGCTAGATAGTCGGGATTCGTTCCATCCTTATCCATAATAGAAGCGAGGCTACGTCTGCCATCTGGCATAACAATAGTAGCAATAAGATGCTTTGCTTCCTTATTGGACCAATACGGAAATTCAAATTTGGTAGGTTCTTTTTTTGCTTTTTTAGGATCGATTAGTTCAACTTTGACATCTTTGACATCAAACTTCTTTTTACTTCTCGCCATAATTTACTCCATAATTAAAATGTATAACGGCATTATAACTTATATATAATGCCTTGTCAAGTCCTATTTAAGCAGTTCTCAACCAAAGTGCAATGGTTGAAAGTGTTTCTTTACTCGCTTGAATAGTGTCGCCTGCGTATGTTCCGGCATATGTGCCTGAATACGATCCTGAGAAATACCCAGTATATGAGCCGGTGTAGTAACCTGTATATGCTGAAGTTCCTACATAGTTACCTGTATAGGTTCCATCATAGTAACCTGTATAGGTTCCGGAATATGCTGAAGTTCCTACATAGTTACCTGTGTAGTAACCAGTATACGTTCCAGTGTAGTACCCGGTGTATGTCTTAGGTCCTGTGTAGTAACCCGTATACGTTCCAGAATAGTATCCTGTATATGTAGCGTGTGCATAACCTGCGTAATATAGAACATAGTTACCTTGATACGATCCAGAATAGTTTCCAGCATATGCTGAAGTTCCTGCATAGTTACCTTGATACGATCCTGCGTAGTTACCTGAGTAGCTTCCACTGTATGTTTTGGCGCCCACATAACCACCCACGTAGTTACCTGCATATGTTCCAGAATAGTTACCGGTGTATGTTTTGGCGCCCGTGTAGTTACCTGCATATGTTCCTGAGAACGCCTGGTTATAAGCCCCGGTGTAAGATCCTGTGTAGTTCCCTACATAGTTTTCAGATTCTATTTCCTGTTGAGTGTTACTAAAGGAATCTCCCATCTGTACCCAAGTACCACCAGATGAAGGAGCAGATTGTTGTACCTTGTATGTTCCGATATTTGTATCTATGATTCTATTTCTAAAACTAGGAACCATCTGTTCCATTTCTGCATCGCTCATCATTCTAACAGAAGATCCGTCAGTTTTAAGTGCTGCTAAATCTGAGTTGGGGCTAGATGTAGGTGCAGTCTTTTGCCACAAGTAAGTTGTGGAGTTGCCGCCTTGTGCGGTGTCTGTAATTGTATATCTAGATGTCCACGTGCCGCCTGTAGGAGCAGTAGGTCTAAGTGAATACTGTCCAACGGTGTAATCTGATTCGGTAACCATACTATCAATCGCTTTATCTAAAACGTCAGTATCTAAGTCGCCGTCAGTCATTTGTTTGATTGCGTTATCCCAACCAACTACTCTATCAGTAATACTTTCGGTTGCTGCTGTTGTTACTTGGTTAAATGCGTAATTAGTAGTTGTGGTAGCTCCACCTGAAGGGTGAGCGCCAATTGCATCGTTTCTTTGTGTATCAACGAATGTACCAATGCCAGTACCCGATCCGTTAATGTTTAACTCAGCTGTGCCTGTACCATCAGAGTCATCGGCAAACTTTTGTGTAATAACATTTGAGAGATATTGATTAATTTCACCATCGCTCATCTCTTGTAAGCCCTGGTAATTTGCACCTGTTATAGGAGTGCCTGATGCTTTGATTCGTAAAGGTCTCATTCTTAATTAATCCTCGTGCCTGAGCTGTTAAAAATTAGTGTATCTGAAAGCGAATTCCATTTAACGCCTGAGATCGCTACAAGCCTCAGAGTCATGCCAGGACCTAGATCTCTAGCTGCGTCTACGCTACCACCGTCTATTTGATCGCCCGATTCAGGCCATAGTTTAATACTTACCAAAGTGTCGTTTAATACTGTAACAACCTTACCGGTTTCTGCTGCTGGTAGTTTGACACCTTGTGCTGCCGTCGCATTAGTTACAACGTGGAAGGTTTTTGTTAACGCTGTTGCGTCACCTTGTGTTGTTCCTGCTGCTGTAACACCCGAAGTAGTACCAAGCTTAGTCTCACCGGTTACTGAAAAATCTCCGGATGCTGTTAAATCAGCGGCTACGATTGAGTCCCCGGATTGGTATTTGTCAGTATTTAGGTTGGTAAAGTTTGTATCGACTTCATTATTAGTTAAAGGACTACCCTTAACTGATCTTAATGTAATTGTTGCCATGTCTTTACCTTCTAATTAATTTTATTAATAATTTGAGTTAACATTACTTTAATATCTGTCATCTCTTGTTTAAGAGTATTTATATCATCTACGCATTGATCTATACGCATTTTCTGTTGTAAATTAACTCTCTTTTTCTCTCGATACGCTTCGAGCTTGTTAATACTAGTGCTTAACAATGCCTTAGAGTGAGGGTCTCTCTTTAACTCTGCGGAATCGTCTAGGCTTATTAATGTAGTATTTATAGTCTTCATAATTTTAAGCCTGTAGTGCAATTGCTCTCATATCTTTAACCAAAGGAGGTGTTGCTGTGTTTGAACCTTGTGGGACAATCTTAACTGCAAAGGATTTATAACTGCTATATGTAACAGTTGAAGAACTTGCCGTTGCTGTAGCCCCTGTGCCACCACCGCCTAATATTGTTATTGTAATTGTACCGCCATCATAATCTCTACCACCGTCAGTTATATCAATAGATGATACGACTGATCCAGTAATATTTGCTACTGCCTTAGCTCCGTAGCCGCCACCACTGTGCGTAATTTGTACAGTAGGAGGAGAAGTATATCCGCTTCCGCCTGCTGTAACCGCAATCGAACCTACTGTTTCTACATCATACTCAAATATACCACTATTCAATCCTGCATTACCGCTTCCTTTATCAGCAAGTCCATACAAGTATTCTTGATATCCTGCTTGTGTTTCAAAAGGAGGAGATTTGAGTGTTAGTGGTTGCCAGTATGCGTCGTCTAACAAGCTGCCATCATCTGCAGAGTTTAAGAACTTACCATAAACCAACACGCTTGAACCTGGAGGAACATCTGCGGTTAAGTATACATTTAGATCTTCTGCATCTTGTCCTTCATCTAGAACAACACGTCTAGAAATATATCTACTAGAAGCGTCTCCGCCTCTTCTTCCATTTTCAGTGGCTGCTGTATTGTTTAGATCATTCTTCAAACATAGCGCTGAGATCTGTTCTATATCCAATACAGGAGATAGGTTAGGGTTAGAACTGCCTATTACAAATCTAACATTACCTGTTTTGTTGCCACTGTATAGTCTAGACTCTTCTGAGTAAGAGTAGATTGTATGTTGTGCTTCCAACTCTTCCGTAACACCTGAGGAGATGCTTGAATATGTTGTATTAAGAGTAGCACCTGTTTTCGTAAAGGCGATCTGTGATTGTAGTGATGTTTGAGAAGGACTTAATTGTCCACTGGTTAGAGCAACAGCATCTACAATTTTGTTGGTAAAGGAAGTAATAGTAGCATAAGTATCTACAGATCCTACCATATCTCCTACAGTAAATACTCCAGAAGATACTTCAATGGCTCCATAATTATATAAACTGTTCCATTCTTTAACTTGTCCAACGTTTAGAGACAATGTAATAGTTGCGTCTGTAGATGCACCGCCACCCGACACATTAACAGTAGGCGCCGCTGTATATCCTGATCCCGGATTTGTAATAGTGATCGAATTGACTTGCCCGCCCGAAACTGTTGCTGTTGCTGCTAGTCCAGATCCGTTGCCGCCTGAGAACGTTAACGTAGGCGCAGAAGTATATCCCGCACCACCCGAGGTTATTGTTGGATTGAATGAGTGTACAAATCTTCCTGGTTCAAAACTAGTATTAGCTGTTGTAGCCCAAGAATCAAAACTGATCCAATCCATATTTTTGTTATTAAGATTAATTGTCTTATTTGAAGAAATATCAAACACACACTTTCTAATAGCAAACATCATGTCTTCTGATTGGATTGGTGTCCATGAAATATTGTTTGCCGAGGAGAACAATATGCCGTCATGTGGCTGTTTAGAAATTCTATCCTGTGTAGCTACTTGATTCTCTCCAAGTTCTGATACCCAGAGTCTAAAGTTTTCATCGTTTCCTTCAGGCATAGGTACAATACAGTATGATGTATCGTTTTGTAAAAATACCGGCGCGTCGAATCTAAAGTTTGTTGAATTGAATACCGGTGTTGACCCTTCCATATAGGAAGTAAACATATCTTCAGGACCAACGTATTTGTCTGCAAAAGGCAGTACTCTCGCTCCTGGAACACCGTTAATCACTTCTCTAATTTGTAGGTTAATTCCGTTAGTTGTTGAAACTGTTTCAAAGAACAAATCAACTGAGTCAATAAAGACACCACCTGGGTGCCCAGTAACCTTAAAGGTTTGAGCAAGTGGATCCATACCGAAAGTTCCAAATCCGAAGTCAATAAAGTTCTGCCCTTCCCAGACATCAATCATGCCCCAATCAACGTCAGGAATCGGGGGTTCAACCACTGGTTCTGGTTCAGGCTCTGGTACAGGAACTACCACTGGTACAGGAACTGGAACCTCAACAGGAACTGGAACCTCAACGGGCACTTCAACAATAATAGGGTTGTCTACTGGTACAGGAACTGGAACCTCAACAGGTACTGGTGTTGATGGAATCGGTACTGGAACTTGAATTGGATTGTTGATTGTAATTGTTTCAATAACAGGAACAGGTACTGGTGTTGGAATTACTGTAACTGTAGGAGGAGGTAAAGGTGTTCCTGATCCAGGAGTATATTCCAAACTTGTATCTGTTACAACTCTACTTCTTGTTGTTTGCGTAGAAGATACTTGAGCTGTTCTCATTGAAACAATAGTGTCTTGAACTTCACTAGTTAATCCAGATGATTGGAATAATACTTCTGCTTCTGTTGTTAAGAATTTGGCTCTATCTTGTGGGTCGTCATTTACTCTTAGAATACGAGAACCCGTTCTAAATACACCCTTAGGTACATTGAAAAAGAATGTACAGCTACCGTTTTCGTCTGTAAAAATTTGTCTTCTTGTATCTGTATCAGTAAGTCCTGATGTCGTTCTGGCGGATTCAGGAACACAATATTTTGATACTGGCTCTCCGTCAAAGAAAGGATACAATCTAGTGTTAGGTTTCATTCGTGTAACAGTGGCTGTCAACTGAATATTTCTCATGAAGCCAACAATGTTTGTGCTAACTACCCTAGGTCCGATTCTTTCAGATTCTCTTTCTCCCTCAGTAATACTGATGGAAGTTCCAATTGCCTCTTGTCTTTGTGAGGTTGTGGTAGTTGTAAATGTGTCCGTCTGTTGACTTCCTCCGCCTGTGCCATTAGCAACAGCTCGCTCTACACTTGTAGACTCTCTTGTAACTTGTGCTGCGCCAACGTCTTCAAAAACACCCCATTGCGTTCCCCAAGCATCAGCCATTTGCTGCCAAGCATCAAAATTGCCGTCAAAGTTTGTAGTAACATCTGGAAGTACCGTCGTATCTACAAAATTGTCCACAGGAGGATTAACTTTAATGTCACCAACATAATTAAACAATAACTCTGTTACCAAGTTTTTAGGTTTACTACACTGGTAGTTAGACTGCATCACTGTATTCGTGTATGGCAGTGTTCCTATATTGTTTCTTATATTACCCGTTGTTCCTGTTACATTAACCCTTAAAGGAATATTTTCGTTATGGAAGAACGGACGTAGAGTTTGATTTTTAGGATCAATCGCTGCGTGATAATCTGGATCTGCTACTGCTCCAATATTAGTACCTGTAAATGCATCTACTAATATACCGTTCTTAAATCTGTCTAGATTGTTTCCATCTAAAATTGTAAGGTCTGCTGCATTTTTCTCTAGTATGGATAGAGTTGTATAATACTCTAAGTTTTCAATACGCTTTTCTAATACGCCAATGTCTCGCATTGTGTATCGTTTGTTATTAGTATTCTTTACCGTAATTCCCAAATCGCTTCTGTTAACATTAATTGCTGCCTTAGTAGAAAGCGTAGGATAAGGAGACAAGATAAACGATGCCAACTCCATTGACTTAACAGGTGTTACTGGCAATTTAGGTTTGTCTGAATATTCAGAATAAACTGGAGTAAAGAAACCATCTGAGTCTAGTACAATCTTACAACCTCTTGCTCTGTAATATTCTAAGTCTGTTGTAAACTCTTGTACAGGAACAGGGTTTGTTAAGCCTGTTGCAGGTCTGTCAATAACTTCTTGGTCGTCTGGATTGACAGGTGCTGAAGCAACTGAACTTGCAGGTGTAATTGTGTCTGTAATTCTAGGCCTAAAGTCAATAACATTCCTGAGATTAAAGTCGCCATATTTTTGTGACTTGTAAATAGGAATTTCTTCAGTTTTAATACCGATTGCTCCAGTATCGTCAACTGGGTATGAATCCACACAAAAGAAGGATGCTTGAGAAACAGTATGTGTAAAGTAGTCCAACTTAACCAGCAAGTAAGGATAAGAACTGAGATTTAATGTACTCGAAACATTTTTAACAATTTTACAATGTCCGTAAGTATTATCTGTTTGCCCGTTGTTAAATGTAAATTGATTCGTTACGTCTATAGCGCCAGTCTCATAATCAGAGTTAGATGATGCTGTAATGCTTTTAATTTTAAATCCGTCAGATACACCCAAGCTATAAGTGCCTGCTGTACCTTGAACGTGAGAAGAAGTATCAATTTTAATATACTTGTCTTCTATTAAAGACTTTCCAATCGGGGAGTCGTCTGCCTTTTGAACATTAACATATAGTCTTACGTCTGTTGCTAAAGCTAATGTTGCTCCTAAGTTAATAGTGATTGATTGTGAGCTGTTCTTTGTAAAAGTTGCTCCTGTCAAATCTACGTAATCACCTGCGCCTTTAAGACCGCCAGGTGTTAACGTTACCGCTCCTTTCAACAACATAATAAAATTGTTTTCAATAGTTGTTTGAGTAAAGCTTGAATATGGGAAAGTTTCGTCGCCGGTTAGAGTAATTGTAAGTTGCCCTGTTAATCCCAAGGACACATCAAACTCTTTTGTATAGGTGAAGTTATAATCATAACCACCACCGTCTGTGCTTAGTTTTCTAATTGCGTTGTAAGGCATCTTCCAAAGAAGTTTGTTGAAGTTAGTTTCTTTTAGAACAGCCTTACTTGATTCTAATACAACATCTGCAAATCCGTCGGTGTCTGAGTGATCAAAATATATTGATCTAACACTAGCAAACGTTCCTGAGAACATTTTAATATCATACAAATAAACTCTGTATTTTGCAGCTGTTGTTCCGATAGTCCCGCTTTCGTATACATAATGTCTAACTTTTGCTGAACCAATTTTATTACCAGATAAGGATCTGCTATTGGTGAATGCAGTATCATATAAATCAACACCACCGCCGCCATCTACGTCTAAGATGCCTGAGATGTTATCAACAACAATATAGTTTCCGTAAGCTGTACTTATTGGAATAGATTCTCGTAGAACATAGTCTGTAGACTTTTCAACCTCGATCTTTCTAGATTCGTTAAGTTTTCTAGGATAACCTTTAACAACAGATGTGCCAGGATCTACTACTGCAAATAATTTTGTGGAGTCGCCACCGTCAGCTAAGTCTAGAACACCACCGTTGCCTTGCCCGTCATTTAGATGTTCTCTGAGTCTAACTTTATGACCTCTAACAGTATAGTCTCCAGACTCATTAAAAGTTCTAATGGCAAGTTCTTTACCCAATCCATTTAAAGGATCTGACTCTATAACCGCTCTATTAAAGTTGCTGTACCTAAAGTCTGCATATTTGTAAAAGTTTTCAGGTACTGTAAAGGAATTTGTCGTTCCTTCAGTTGCAGTTTTTATGGATACCAATTTAACTTGGATTTTATATCTATCTGCGCCAGGTGCATTAAAGTTATAAGAGCCACTGGCAGGATCTAACAATGTTTCATCATCGCCCGATTCAACTACACTTTCTACTAATTCAAAGCCGACGAGATATTCATTTGGCGATGTGTCGTATTTGTCGATTAAAACTTCCATTGGATTGGTTATAACAAACTGTCCACGCACATAAATGATACCGGCACCTAGCTTTAATTTTTTAGCCTCACCGTAATATCTATTTTTACTATCTACGTTTACGCCATTAACAACAAACGTATTACCGTCTCTAGCTGTAGCTACATCAGATGCATCTCGAGATCCTACGTGTAGTGTTTCGCCTGCTATGAAATGATCTTGAAAACTAGAGTTTTGAGAAGAGCTTGTATATTGAAGATAAAACGTCTTCATGTCAGGCACTTCTGATTCTGATCCTGTTGTAGCCTTAAGAATTACTGCTTTTAGTTTTGAAGTTTCGCCGTATACAGTATCTCCAACGTATGATGCTAGATCAGTATTTTCGATTGAAAGACCGTTAAAATCTGTGTCATTAACTTTGATGAATGGCAAATCAGTGAGTGATTCAGCACAGCCAGTTACAACTGCACCTTCTTTTAAAACATACTCTCCCAACTTAGAAGTCTGATGTTGCAACAATGTTTGCAACTGAGTAAGCTCTCTAGCTTGAACTGCGACTCCTGGCTTGAAAAGAATTCTATTAAATCTTTTGTCCGCGTCGAAATCATCGAAGTAGGGTGATGCGTTTAAGTTAATTGCCATTTATTTTTCCTAAAAATTAATTATAGCTTTAATAGTTTCAACCTGATCTGTAGATCTTGTAATAGCAGGCCTGTTTTCTATATACACTAGAGTTCCGGTTTTCATATTAACCTCGGGAGCTGTAATACTATTTATAGTCATTCCAGTCTCCCCTTGAGTGGTATTTTCTAATATACTAGCTACCGTAATATACGGAACAATTCCTTGTAAGTATACGTCTTGAGTTAATCCATCGCTATTTGCGACTGAGGTAATTACTCTAAATCTACCTTTATCATTACTTTGAATGATATCGTCTTCAACATATTTTGAAGCATCAGCTAGATCTACATTAACTATAAAACTTGCTGTTCCTGTGAGGTTATTATATATGTTACTGTCTGAATAATTTTGGACATTCTTAATTAGTCCAACTTGTCTAAAATCGTTTCCTTTTATCAAATCTTCGTTACTATTATCAGCAAGGGATATAGTAATACCGAGAGTAGTAGCAAACAATTCTTTGGGTGGGTGTGATCCGTGTCCGCCCTGAGGAGATATAACACCACGAGCCGTTGCTCCCGAGCCAGTGGCTGCAGGGTCGGTATTAACAATTGTAACGTTAACCCATGTATATCCAGATCCTGGATTTGTAATCTCTACTCCTAATATAGCTCCTGTTCCTGGGGCTACAAATATTGTACATTCTGCTCCAGATCCGTCGCCTTCAACCACACATTTAGCATCGCCGGCAATATAATCCTGTCCTGTTGTAACAATATCAATTCTGTCCAACGTTCCAGAAACTGCAGAACCTTCTACGTTTGTTTGGAGTGAAGGGAGAGCATCAACGTCACCGAGTGATACCGATGCTGTTGCGCCAGTTCCACCGCCGCCCACTAATGAGATGAATGCAAAGGTGTAACCTGAGCCGGCATTTGTAATATTAATAGCCGTAACTTCTCCTGCTACTACGGTAACTTCTGCGGTTGCCCCAATACCATCTCCTGTTATAACAGCTGCCGGTGCTGAGGTATACCCGCTACCTGGCGCTGTTACGGTGATTAAATCTAATTCACCGTTGACGTCGAACTCTGGGGCTCCTGTTAGTTTTCTAACTGGTATATGTTCGGAGTCTAAAAATCTTGTCCTGTCCGAGGATGCAATTTGGAATAAAAATTTCCATACATACCCGTCGGAAGTTTCGTGTACTGAAGAACTAATACTATTAGGCTTTATTGTGCTTGGAGCATTATAATTGTTGCCAAGACACTTGTACACTTTATATTCGTCTGTCATTACATAAAAGTTCGCTTCATGTAACGTAGACGCACCTGAATATGACAATGAACTAGGGGAGTAGTTTATGTCGTAAGTGTCATAAACAGTCCCACTAGTCCAGTCAATTCTTCTTGCTAGTAGACAGATATCTGCTGGATTTATTTTTTGTAGAAACAATGTTTCATTTTTGAAATTGTTCACATATAAATCTGAGTCAATTGGAAGCTCAGGCGATTCTTCATCAGCCCAAGGTGTAGTTTTACCTACCGCAAAGTTAAAGATATCATATCCATTAATTATATCTCTATAATAGGATCTTGCTAACTCTGCTCTTCCAATTTGTCGTAGTAATACTGCCACTATATTTTCCTATTCTATTAAGAAATAGTTACGGTCCAAGTTACTGTCATAGTATCTTGAGCGCCTTTGTTAACTACAGAAAACACTGTACGGCAAAGCATAGTGCCGCCAGATGCGCCGTTAAGAACGCCTGCTTCTGTAATTGCTCCTGTACCTGTACCTGCAGCAAATGATGCTACAAACTCAATAGAGTTATTTGTAACAGTATCAGAAGTTAGAGCTACTCTTGCCAGTTCGTTACCCAGCTGGGTATCGACTGAAGTTGCTGCTGTATCGTCTGAACCAATTGCCATGTGTGACATCGCTCCAGGTGTAGAATTCATTCTTGATGCAATAAAATCTAAACCTGCGTCAACGACTAGGTTGTTAGTAGTAAATTCTTCTTTTACTAAACCTTGAGCGTCTTTAACGACTACATGGACTTTACCTTTAGCCTTAAGGCTATCTTTATTAAACATTGTTATTCTCCATTTGTTTAAATTCCATATCCACTACCTACATAATCTCCGCCGAATACATCTCCTGCGTAATCCTGTAAGTTTAATATTCCAGAGTCTGAGCTACTAGTGGAATCTGGGGTTAAAGTTGTTGTTGTATTAAGTGCAACGCTATCTATAGCAGACGCCGTTAACACTAGTTTCTTGTGTTTATTTATATAGGAAATAATACTCCCTACGTAATCTTCCAGGAAATAATCTTGGGCAGCATAACTGTTTGTTAGAATATGCAATTCTTCAAACGTCTGAGCCTCCTCTTCGTGTGGTACAATACCTGCCGTAATTGCGGGCAATGATGTAGCCGTTACAGAGTCTGTAATAGTGCCTTGATTAAATTCTAAACCAAATGAGCCCACTGCTGTGAGACTCTCTTGTATACCTTTCTGCATATCATAAACAGTATCTTCTGAAAGTGCTACTGTTTCTGATTCTGCTTTGCCTAGTACCTTAGCAATTAATTCGGAAGTTGACTGATTTTCAGTAAACGTCCTATTGTACGAAATTAATGATTCGAATATATCAGTGGCATTTTGTGCCTCCTGAAATTCTCTATTATAATCCACCACTCTATCAAATATCTGAGACACATTTGCTGTATCAGATTTACTTGTTTCAAATAGTTGAAGTACCGACTCACCTTGTGTGGTGGTGTCTTGTTTATTAATTCCGAAAGTCTTACTTACACTTTCAGAAACATTTAATGCCTCTGAGAAGTTTTTGTAAATATGTAGCCTAACTACAATAACAGAAGCATTAACATCATCAGTTGCAAAGAACTTACTGAAGATAACACCGTCTGTTACTATAGATAAGTTTGCGCCAAAATCTATATTGTGTTTAATAATTAGATCGCCGAAAACTTCCATACCCGCGGGGTGTACCAATTCTCTTATAGACTTGTTCCATCGGCTTTGTGGAATTCCGGTTTTAACAACGTAAGAATACTTTTGATATTTTCTATTATCTTGTAGTCTGTTTACGTCCGATAGTTTGCCTCTATCATTTAAGTATTTACCAGGATAAGAATATAAGTACCCTGTAATTAATTTGATATTAAAATTTAACCCACTTGGTGTTGTAATGGGCAAAGTTGTATCTGCTCCTAAGAAGCCAGAACCAGATTGTACGATTGACCACAATGTTGGCATTCCGGTTGTGTCTACTCGTTCTACTCTAATATAAGCGCCGTTGTCGCCGCCGATATATGTGTATTCTTCTGCAAAATAATCTAGGGCATATCCTCTGCCGTCGTCTCCTGATTCATTAATCTCAAAAATATTACCAACTCGTAAATTAAGATTGTCTCCAGTGTAAGGAGTGACAGTAGTAACACTGTTCAGTGTTCTAATTAAATATCCTTCAGGTACTGTTTCGCCTCTTAAAGTGACATAAGTTTGAATGCTATCATAATTTAAAATATATTCGGGGGCAACATAACCAGAACCACCGTCGGCAACAGTTACGCTAGCAATTTTTCCGTCTTCAACAATTACTCTTAAATCTGCTCCTGTGCCTGCGCTGTCATATATTTCCAGTACTGGCGCTGCATTATATCCAGATCCTGCTATCAATACGTCTACAGATGTAATTACTCCAGCAGTTACATTTATATTTAATGAGGCGTCTGCACCCGGTCCGTCTATATTCGTTGTGCCGGCTGGTAATTGAACTATGAACTCATAAGTTGTGGGTTTAGAGTAGGCAATTTTTTCAACCTGTGTTACAGTGGCTTCAATGATCTTTGATGTTGTAAGTGTACCAACAGTCTTAAAGACATGAATGTCAATTAACTTGCCTTGGTATGTTAGTAAGTCAGCCTGTCCTGCAATACCAGATACACGAATCGCCTTATCTTCAACCCATCTGCCGTCAGATGCTCTTAATAGTTCTTCCTGTGGGTAGTAAACAGTAACTTCTTCGTCAAACAATAATCTGAAGAATAGTTCTATGGATCTTCTAGATCCTTTTGTCTCATAAAGATCTTTTAATCTTTTTAGTAGGGTCTTTTTATCTACTGCTAAACTGTTAGGCAAGTCCCTGCCTAATTGATTTTGCCACTTTAGCAGCTCTGCTTCTGTAGCAGAATCTATATCATTATACTTTTTGTTTAGAAGTATATTATTTGGATTGCCTTCTTGGTCCATCCAAGCAACATATTTCTTAATAAAATTTGTGAATTCTGGGTGGTCTTGTCTAACAAACTCTGGAAGATCTTTGTCTATAAGAGAACTAGCTTTTACATTAGCTATCTCACCCACACCTGAGGCAAAGGATACGTTAGCAGTAATAACTGCACCACTTCCACCGCCGCCCACTACGGCAACATTAGGAGATGTAGTATAACCAGTACCAATATTGGTAAGTGTTACGCCTATAATTCTACCATTAAAGATTTCGGCAACCGCGGCACCGCCAGTACCACCGCCACCAGAAATTACGATATCAGGAACCGAGGTAAACCCAGATCCCGCATTAGTAATTACTAATCCTGAAATATATCTATAATAACTTGGTATTATATTTGACATTTACAGTGTCTCTTTTACTCTTGGTTTTGCTTCAATTATGAATGAAGATCTTGCTCCAGTTATGATATCTCCCACTGTTTGATTGAGAGTTATAATTGTATTTTTCGATGGCTTCGCTACAACAGCAGACTCTTTTATTTCTGATGTTCTAGTTAAGATATCTGTTGTAATATCCTTAGTCGTATTATGTGGGTCTACTGTGAGACGTAAATGTGTCTCAGTGCCATATAAAGAGGACACTTGAAGTTTTAAAATAGTAAGTTTACCAGTGTCGTAATTAATAGTTCCAATCTCTGCAATATTTTTACCTGTATCAGATTGTAACCAAAGTTTACCAAAGCCATTGTGGTTAGGTGATACTACGGTTGCTTCTGGCAAGTCAATAATTTTGCACTTGTATGTTTGTGTATTAACAACAGCATTAAACCAAGTAGTGTGTAAAGTTCTGGGTTGAATTTTTTCATTGAAGTTTGAGAACAATGTTCCAACTGCATTTAAATCTACTAAAGAGATTCTTTTTTGTATAGTTAGGTTGAGAGCCACTGAAATAATAGATGGCGAAACTGTTTTGATTACTTCATGCAATCTAGAATAATATAAACTCTTATTTAGAATATTTAATTCAGTTGTGAAGTAGCCCTGTATTGCGGCATTAACGGCAGCTGAAATCTGTCCAGATGTTAGTGCTGTTTCTTTGACAGAATATGTAGCGACTGTTTTAACTCCAACATAAGTATACTCTGGATCTATAAATTCTGGCTCAATAGCAATAGGTGCTCTAGGAGTTATAATTTCTGTTAGAATTTTTTGTTTGGTATTTTCTGTAATAACACTGCCAGGAAACGGATTCAACGAGACAAATACTTTTCCGTACATAGGAGGATCGTTTTCTTCTCCTCCCCAAACAGATACAGATTGTACTGATGGATTTTCAATCTTAATTAGTGATTCATAATCGTTAGATGTAACTGCTCTTTCTTTTGTAGCATTGTATCGTGGAGCATTAATTTTAATGCTATCAACACTTTCCCTTGTAGCGCCGCCCGATGCAGGTGATACTGTTTGAACTGATAGTGTTTCTCCAGAACCTGTCAAAACGTCTGTAATAGTAAATTGTTTTGCGGTATTAGAATTAATACCTGAAGTGTTTAGATAATCTATAATTACAATGTTGCCTTCGGATAACTTTTGTCCTATAACACCGTCTCCGAACCTTAATTGATAAAGCCCTGTAGGGCCTTCTTCCAAGAAATAAACATTGTCAGTTCCTTTAACATCTATAAAGCCAGACTTTTTAACAAACGTTCTAACGCCAACATCTGTTGCTGAGTTTTGTACTCTTACTCTCAATGTTGTTGTATCAATGTCGGCATTCGGTACCACTAAAGGTCCTGATCTACTATTAGAATCAATTAAAAAACTATTGCTAAGTCGTCTACCCTCTTTAATCTCAACATCCGCAAAGTAAAATAAGTCTACTCCGTTTGAGTTGACTAGAGGAATTAAGCGATCTTCTTGTGGATAAAATACATAAGATTTTCCATCAAGTGTTGCTCTAAATTGTGTGTCTCTGCTTAGTGTGTAAACTGTTGGTGTATACGAAGGATCTGGGTAGAGTAAAATATTGACTCTAGCACTTGCCGCTCTTTTAGAAACAGGAGTATAGCCTAGCGCTTTGGCTAAAGAAACAACCGAGGATCTTTTAATGGCACTGTCTAAAAAGTTTTCATTTGCAAGCATATGAGCCAACATACCGTTGTAATGCGTGTTATATGCTAAGGTATCCATCAGGACGTTCAAAGCAGAACCTTCAAAATTAAAGTCTGAGAATTCTTCTTGGGAAGATAGATAAGCCTTTAAATTCTGTTTTATATTGTTAAAGTCTAGTTCTGTTACGTTTAATTGTGCCATTGCTTATCTTAACCTCTTTAATTCTACCTGTAGTTTTTGTTGACTTTCAATACCAACCACGTAAAACTCTAAGGTCATGCGGTATGTATTACTATCATAATCTGGCTCTGAAATAACTCTAATCTTTTTTGCTCTAGGCTCATATGATTCTATTACTTGCTCAATTATTTTTTCTAATGTAGCACCGACTACAGGAGACAGCGGTTCAAACAATAGCCCCCGAATTCCTGTCCCAATCTCTGGGCGAAACGGCTTTTCGTAATAGTTAAGCATGATCAGTGTTTTAACAGACTGCAACACAGCTTTAACATCTATTTTCTTAGAAAGGTCGCCAGATGCCGGGTTTGCCTTAAACCCGAAGTCTATGTCTTTATATATCTTACTTAATGATAGATTTGTTATGGCCATAACTGTATTTATACTTCCTTTAACCTCTTGGGCCAAAATAAATCTTAGGAACTTCATAGTTTACAAAGGATGCTTCTGCTTCCTTCTTCTGTCTACCAACTTCAAGTTCAAATTTGGGTTTTGGCAATTCTGGTAATTTGTGTCCTTTTATCATAGCGACTGCATCTACTTCAGGGAAACTTACAGGAGACGCTAAAATGCTAATAACAATTCCGTCATCTTTTACGTTGGGGAGAAGTTTACATAGACCGTCTATATCTGCTGCTCCCTGTCTTAACAAATCCACCATTCCACCGATGTCACTTATTTCTAAGTCCCCATCAAAGACTGGATTAGATTTAAGAATGCCGCCCCATTTTGTTTCAAAGTTTTTTGCTGCTGCAAGTACCTGAGGTCCTGCAACAACACCCAAAGCTAAGAGTTTACCAATATCCTGTACTTGTCCTAAAATACTATCGGGCGGAGGATCTAACAATGAAGGGATCATACTAGTAAGTTTATCCTCAATGCCATTAACTTCCTCTTGGACTATGCTTTCTAAGCTGTCAAGTAAATCGGTAATACCACCTGTGGCACTCTCCAATAAACTATCTAATTCATCATTAGCAGCCTCTATCTTATCTGCTAGTCCTTTTAATCCTGCCGCTGGTCCACAACTCATTTTCTCCTCCTTACGCGTCTGCTACCGTTGTATCTGTTGGATCGCCGCTACCCGGTATCTCTTTATGTTTATGTGTAGCCAATGTAGGTCCATTGCCCGCATCTGTTGAAACATCTTCGACTGAATGTGTAGCTCCTTCAATCCTTACATCATTCTCAATAATAGTTTGATCTGCTGTAAACGTTTGGGTGCCACCTTTCACTCCGATGATCTGCTCTCCAGGTACTGCTGGTTCTGCAGGTGTGTCTCCATCTGCTGGTACTTCATCAGCTCCCATTGTCATTGTCTGTACTGTGCCAACATTAAATACTTGTGTGGCAAGCGCCGTAAAGGTTTGTTCTTCTTTAGACTTGACTAGCTGTGTTGACTCAGATTCAATTTCCATTTCTAATTTAGATTTAATATTTACTTTCTCGGCCGAACCAAGTCCCATGTTTTTGCCTGAACCTACATTCCATTTCTCAGCAACTAGTTGAGCATAACTCTTTCCTACAGTAACCTTAACCTCACTCAAATATTTTTCTGTTACATTGCCATTGACTGTGGTCATCTTTGTTCCGGCAACTGAGTGTGTTTGATTACCAACAATAGTTTCACTATCGTCGCCTGATACTCTGTAACCCTTTGATCCATTGATCTGTGAATTGGAATCAGTTAACACTTCTAATACTTGGTTACCGCCAACCTTTGTAACATGATCTCCTTTTACGCTTACAAATTTGTCTCCATCTACTTCCTCGTAGCTATTACCTTTAACATAAACACTAGCGTCGCCTTCAATAGTAACAGTACAGCTACCACCAATAAAAACTTTTTTATCTCTAATTGTAATGTCGTAATCGTCACCAACTACTTTGGTTATCTTTTTACCGTCTGCTTGTATTTCGTAAAATGTGCCGGAGTTGTGATACTCGTGTATTCTTCCATTGTCTGGTGTATCATCAACTTCAAATATGTGTCCTGTTTCTGTTTCAAGAACTCTGTTATAAGGGTAAAGTGAAGACTCGCTAAACTTCATGTGTTCTGAAGTTGGCTTAGTGCCATGTGGGCAATAACTTTTCTTGTCCCACCCAAATCTAGGATGTGGTTCTTCCCAGAAAGGTCTTTCGTATGGTACACCGTCTTTATCGTCTAATACCGATACAACACTAGCAGCGGTTGCCATAGGAATCTCTGTGCCTTCTTCTCCCAGTCTTGTAGTTCTTTTATTAACAAGTGAAGCGTGAAGTTCTGCATCTGGGCCCCTAGAAAGTCTACTAGAGTTTGGTTCTTTTAATGTGTTATAACCCGTGCCTGTTGGAGTTCTAGGAAATATTTTTCTAGGATCAGTAAATCCCAAAGTATCACCAACACCATTTAAGGCGTCGATTTGTTGTTTGAGTAAATCTCTTTCTGCTTCGTAACTTTCTGTAGGTTTGTTTTCTCTTGCCTGTTGTCGGATTATCTCTTCTAATCCTTGTACCTGTTTAGTAAGTTCAGCAATCATCTCTGAGGTTTTTGCTGAATCCACAGCTGCAGATTCAGGATCGTTGCCATTATAATCGACTTGAGGATTTGTTTGGAATGTTCCAAATATAAGAGGAGATTGTCCATCTTCGCCGTCAGCAAAAAATCCAATAACAGTAGAGCCCTCAACAAGCCCGCCACCGCTCACGCCTACGCCAGACATACTGCCCGAATTTGCTGGGAGTACTGGTACCGCCCAAGGCAAATCTTCAGTTGGTAGAGTTTCTTTGTTACCCGTATGATAACCTAAAATTCTAACTCTATATCTACCTAAGAATTCTGGATCGAGTCTATCTTCTACGACTCCAATCCACCAAAAGAACTTAGGCATTCTAATATCACTCATCTCAATCTCCTATAGACTTGGTTAGTCCATTTTTTACTATTTCTAAAATCATATAATGTTTAGCATTATCTATTTTGTGGTTAATTGCTGTTACTAGATAAGGGCCCGTTAACAATTCGTCAAAAGCCATATCCATAGTTTGTGGGTCGTCTATTGTTTTACTTTTTACATTAGGAAACATGACAACAATAAGTTTACCCACTTCTATGTCTGTTCTTCCCGGCACTTCCATTTGAAACTTAAATTGTTTAAATGAGTTAGAATATGTCTGTCTCTGTGATGGATTATCTAAATATTCATCATCAAATTCGTAATCATTATGTACCCAACTATTTAGAGGAATAAATTGCACATTACTATAGGGCATCTTCTCAACAAGTGCGGGAATAATAGAACCTTTGTCTGTCCTAACATACTTTTCCCATTCCTCTATAGCGTTGAAGTTCTTTTCAAAATGTTCGCCTGTTGTAAAATTAAAAGCTCTAACACCATTAGAATAAAACCCTGAGTCTTGTTGTTCTAACAAGTCCATAGTTTTAGGTATTTTTATATCTTCTACCTGTGTAAATTCGGGCGGCAAAACTGCCCCAACAAAATTATAACCACTAACCCTTCTAGGTAGCTTTACTCCAGGTGGTTCGTATATGTACTCTTCGAATAAACCATTCTTTAATTGTTCGTCAATTAACCATTCAGTTGATGCCCACCAAAAAGAAGAATTAGTTTCAAAGAATAAAAAATCATTTGCCCCTAAGTCTGAACCCTTTGATCTCTTAGATAAAAAATTAAAATTTCTAAAGGCTGTCCAAAAGTTAGAAGTATAAGTTATTTTACTTTGATGTGGGGTGTCGCCTATAATTAAATCTTTGTCTAATTGTACATATTCACCAAAGATATCTGCCGCAATCTCATGGGTTTTACCTCTAAAAGTTTTAGAGATGTTTGTAACTTGGTCCCTATATCCTTCTCTAGAAATAAAAGCTAGTCTATAGGACTGTTCTCTGTCTGTTAACAGCTGCCTGTCTTCAATAGCGTATAGCTGAAAATTACCTTCAATCGCTGTTCCTAATTGAGGGGTTCTAAGTTTTATGTTAATAACTTCTGTTCCTAGGATAGGAAAAGTATTAATAGCATTAACAGCATCAGATATAATAATGTTACCAAATATAACAGGAGAAAAGATATCTTCGTAAATATTAATCTCAGCTGCGAAGTTTGTTAAATCTAATGTGTCGCCGGTTTTGGCATTTGTAATAGCAAGATTCTCAATTCTCACCTCACCGGGCTTGTATATAAGTTCTGCCATGTTAAGCCTGTATTAGTTTTTTATACTGCATAGTAAATTGTTGAACATATTCGTTCCTCAATAGAAAAATCTGACGCTTGTCGTCGTTCAAAGATTCTTCGTAGGCATAGTTAGTAACTTCCTCAATTACACCATTAGCCAAATCAGCGGCATTGTAGTCTACGATAATATTTGTATCTTCTGAGAGTGCATAGTGATGGATATCTGAAGCGTTACCCACACCGTACTTGCTTTCTGTATATCTAAAAATGTCTTGTTGGTGAATAGGCCATTCTTCTTTTACACTGAATATTTCATTAACTAAAAGTATAAGCCAGTGCATTTCAGAAGACCCATAAAAATTATAAGCAACTGCATCTGGGGTTTCGCCGTCTTCAATAATGTAATTGATTAGTTGGCGTCTATCTTTTGCTTCTGTAGATAGTTGAATTCTTCTGAATATATCTTTAACAAGGATTTGTTTGTCATTAAACTTATAAACAATATTTGGCATATTTTTAAAATACATTATAGCCCGTCCTCGATTCTATCTGTTGTTAATGTTTCTAGTTCTGTGAAGGACAACAACATATTAATTTCGTTTGGCGCGCCACCCGTGCCTTTAATAGTATTAAATGTTCCATCAGAAGAACCGTATGTAATTTTCATATCGGTTAAAACACAGGATGCAATTTTAGCAATGTGTCCGTTTACTCCGCCCTTATAGCGATATTCAATATTAAACTCTGAAGGATAAATTAGGAAAAAGCCGTCTTGTCCTTTGTCTGGGTGCATATGTAATCTAAACTGTTTAAGTATGCCTTGAACTGTATTGTATTCGCTTGCATTCTTTGGCATAAACTTATATTCAAAAGAGAACTTTCTGAATCCCATTGATTTAAACAATTGTTCTTTGTATGGGTTTGCTACTTTCTTAGATGTTGCCTCAATTGCTCCTGCAATGTTTTGATCGCCGATACCTAGCTCTTTTGGAATATTAGCTGCCGCGCCAATAACACCACGAGAAAGATACTCAGCCCCGCCAAGAATATCTGACAACCCAGCTCTACCACTTGCTAACAAGCCTGCTGCTGTGCCTAATGTTTCTTCGTCCCAGTTAGCACTATATGCTGTAACCGGTGCTTGTGAGATATGTAGTTGAATTGATCCTAATAGTCTAACTGTATTATTCGAACCTGTTAAAGATCCACCAAGTGCTCCAGCAACAACTGCCGCTCCTGTAGCAAGAAGTGGCACTGCTAGTTTAGATGCGTTGTCCCCTGTCATCTTTGGCCCTATGGCTGCCGTTAAAGCGCCGGCCGCTACAGCCGAGGCTCCTGCCATTACTGTATCGCTAGCATCTGCGGATGCTCTGTTTTCACTTGCCTGTTGACTTTGTAAAGCCCCTTGTGCATTATTCCAAGCCGCCGTGCCTGCATTAGCAGATTGGGCTGCTGCTCCTGCAGCTGAATTAGATCTGGCATTAATATGGAATACAACACTATGTGGTTGTCTACCTGCACTAGCATCAGAAGGATATGACGCTGTTGTCGGTGAGCTAACAACCGCAGAGGTTCTAGCTCTTTGTTCGTTACGAGCTGCGGTCCTAGCATCCTGACGGCTATCTTCGGTAACGACCCCATCGTCGTCGCTTTCAAAGAATGAGAAAAAACTCATATAAATATCCTTTGTATGTTAAACTTTACTTTATTTATAAGGCCTATTGATGCTCACAACAAATATTATTAATGATTCGCTTGATTATGATGGATACACTAAATCTGATATTATTAGTCTAACAAATCGCTGGAAACACCTCTTAAAACATAAGTATAACGCTGAGAAAGGCGATAAACTTGCTATATCAATTATGGAAGTTAACGTTAATCAAGTTGCGTTGTCTTTTGCAGCCGCTGAATTAGGATTGATCCTTTTCATATTAGATTTCCCTGTAAACCCACAAACAATACACAAAACAAAGTTAGGTTTGTTTGGACCCGTTAAGTTTACAGTAGAATGTGATTGGTTAAAATCTCATCCTATTCACCACATTATGGTAGAGCGTTATAGTGAGAATGTTTTACACGAAGACGATATTTTAAATTATTATGAAGAATGTGAAGATAAATTTAACGAATTACATACTCCTTATCTATTAGGCTCGACCTCAGGCACAACAAGTGATTCTAAGCCAGTGCTGTTTACGCAGAATGAGGTTTATACAATATCCAAAAGAAATATAGATGTGTTCAAGTTTGTAAAAGATGATAAAGTTGTTCACAGTAAAAATATGCACCACGCTAGTAGCATATTAACTCATTTGTTTCCTAGCCTAATGGCATCTGACAATCACAGAAACATTGTAATGAATCCAATGACAGTTGAACATATTTCAGGTTGGTTTGCAGATGAAATAGTTAAATGGCAACCAACTAAAATGATGATGATCAATATGCGGTGTATGGATATATTCTTAAAAGCAATACCCAAATTAGATACAACCTTATTAATTAACATGAGTGGATTTACAGTGCCAGATTATTTTGTAGGATTGTGTGAGGAAAATAATATTGAATTTATGTCTCACTTCGGTTCTATCGACACCGGTATTCCACTTCTAGTCAATCATGTTACAAAAGATAGTGATTGGACAAAGAGCAGTTTAGGTTGTCAACCAGATGACTTTTATACCATGGAACTTGTAGATGACAGAGTAGTTGTTAACTGCGAACTATGGCCTAATAAAAGATTGTTAGGCGATCAATTAAATAAAAAAGGAAACACCTGGATACATATGGGTAGAGATAAAAAACACGTTTTAGATAATTTTGTAAGTAAACATTATGCTGGAGAGTTTGACATTGTAGGAGAAGACTTACACTTAGTTCTATGGGAGCCTACTGTTAGCTACAATACAGATAGGATAAATACAAATATATTTAAAACTATTACGACATTAAACAAGAAAGATTTTACTACAGAAACCAAAGTTAATATGGATCAATTGAGAGGATATTTGTGTACACTTGGCGATTAAGCTTTATCAGAGACAACCTTGCTCTTGATTTTAATGTCATAGAAGATGTCTTAAAGACGGCACAGTTTACTGATGATATAGAATTTTTCCCGGATCAAACAGATCCTGTGAGAATCAGAATGACATTTGTAACACAGACAAAAGAAGATATGGATTTATTTCTACTAACCGACGGGCAACCCATTGTTAAAATGTTAGAAGATTTACACACCAAAAAACTAAAACCTATGATAGAGGAATGGTAATGTATTCTAAGAATGTTTATAAGGGCAGGTTTGTTTGTAACAATCCTGAGAAATACGTTGGCAACTCTATGGAGATTATATACAGATCTAGTTATGAGTTAAAGTTTATGAATTGGTGTGATACTAATACAGATGTGCTTGCTTGGGGATCTGAAGAAATTGTAATACCTTATAGATCGCCTCTGGATAAAAAGATACACAGATATTTTCCAGACTTCTTTGTAAAGACTGAATCTAAAAAATATTTAATCGAAGTTAAGCCTTATAGATTCACAAAGGAACCCGTAATACCTAAACGTAAAACCAAAAGATTTATTAATGAGGTTATGACATACGGTGTTAATCTAGCTAAATGGGAAACTGCTACAGAGTTTTGTTTAGACAGAGGGTGGGAATTTATGATAATAACTGAAAAGGAACTAGGCTTACCCTTATAAATACGTTTATGAAAGACGTATTTCACCAGTTATCTGGACAAGCAGGAAACAAAGACAGATCATATCAATGGTATATGACAGCTGTTCGTAAGCTAGCTAGCGGCATTAATTCACCTGTAGATGCTAGACGCTCTGACTTGGGAGAACTAAAAAACTCTCTTGAAGTTAATAGTGGCCTCTATATGTTCTTATATGATGCTAAACACAAAGACCGACTCCCGTATTGGGATAGATTCCCTTTGTGTATACCCGTAGAAAATACTAAAGGTGGTTTCTACGGCATCAACTTACATTACCTACCCCCTATGCTTAGAGCCGATTTATTCGCAAAGCTATTAAACATTTCTAAAGACGGAAAGTTCACATCAACTAGTTGGGGCATAATACAAAAATTTCCAGGAATTAAAGCGTGTATTAAGCGATATCGTATAGATGGGGTCAAGTCACAATTTTTAAAAATCAATCCAGATCATTGGAAACCGGCAATCTTCCTTCCGCTGGCAGACTTCCAAGGTGCAGACAATGCCGAGGTTTGGAGAGACAGTAGGGAGCTACTATAATGGCACAAAATAATTTTGGTAATTTTCTAGCTACAGTTAGAAGTTCACATACTCCTCGTTCCGATAGGTTTGAGGTGGTTGTCAACTTTCCTGGCAGTCTTGCCTTACCACCTGACGTCGCTAGAACAACTTCAATATTATGTGAAGAAGCACAAATACCTGGATTGGTTGCAACAAACCTGCCTTTTAGAATTGGTGCTTGGACAGAGTATAGAACACAAAACTTAGAGTTCTTAGGTGCAGAAGCGGTGTTCACTTTCTTAGCAGACCAAAACTGGGGCATTAGAACAGCGTTTGAAAACTGGGCTTTTCTTTGCTCTGATCCTGTGTCTAAAGAAACTTCATATCCAGAAGATATATACGGATCAATATCTATATACTCTTTGGCTGTGGACGATTCAGTATTAGCTGGATGGAAATTTTATGAAACAATGCCTAAACTTTTGAGTTTGATTCCCGTATCATCGGCAAACACATCAGCAATTAGGTGTTCAATAACAATGGCTTCCACGTATTGGGAGCGAATTTGATTTTATTTATTAGGAGAATATAATGGGATTACCCACAATTGAAACGCCAACATTTAAGTTGGAAATACCTTCATCTAAAAAAGAGATGAAATTTAGGCCTTTTCTTGTAAAAGAAGAAAAAATATTAACACTTGCTAGCGAGGCTGAAGATGCCTCTGAAATGGTGGCAGCTTGTCAACAGGTTGTAAGTAACTGTTCCTTTGGCGAATTGGATGTGGAAGAGATTCCTATGTTTGATTTACAGTGGATCTTCTTACAACTTAGATCTAAGTCAGTAAGTGAGTTACAAGAGTTCACTCTTATTTGTGGACATTGTTCTGCTAATTTGCCATGGCAGGTAAACTTGAACGATTTCAAACTTGTTGGACTAGAAGAAAAGGCTAATAGAAAGATTGAAATTGACGATAAGAACGGTATTGTTTTAAAATACCCGTCCGCCAAAACAATGGGCAAAGCGGAAAATCTACAAGACGACGAACTCATCTTAGAATGCGTTGAATGCATCTATAGTGAAGATGAAGTTTGGGAAGCAAAGGATATAGATTATAAAGAGTTAATTGAATATATAGACAATATGCCAGTAAATACACTTTCAAAAGTTAAAGAATTTTTTGAGAATGTTCCTTTACTCGGGCACACGATTGATTTCAAGTGTCCTAAATGTGAAGGGCAGAACAGTGTTAATATCAATGGATACGAACATTTTTTCGCCTAACTCTTTCTCAGGATAGTCTTGAGAATTATTACAAGACTAATTTTTTGTTAATGCAAGAACATCATTACAGTTTGACGGAACTAGAAAATATGATGCCATGGGAAAGAGAAGTTTACGTTGCTATGTTAATAACACATTTAAAGAAAAAGGCTGAGAGGTCTAAACAACAAGGTTAAAAGCGATGGCTGAAAGAGACGATTTAAAAGACACCCGTAAAAAGGACTTGCGAGAAGAGTCCATGAAGGATAACGAGCTCAAACAAAGTGGCTCGGCATCTGCGCTAGAAGATTCTAGATCAGAGGGTATACAGTCTTATGATAAAACAAGAAATCTCTCTACTGAAGTGTTATCAGATACGACGAACGAAGACTTAAAAGATGTCCGAGCTAGATCCGTTCGCGGCGATGCCAACAACCAAATGCGTAGACTTAAAATTGGCGGTGAAACATTAGTAAGAAAGGAAACCGACAAGCAAGGCAGAGAAAAATTCAGAGACGAAACATCTGGACAATATGCTACTGAAGAAAGGTTCGATGATAGTGAATCTAGAATAGCGTCACTAGCTAATAGTATTAGAAAAGGTAAAACTATTGGCGCAATGGAAGAGAATACAAGTACCTTAGGGTTTGGAGCAGCTAAAGCATCTGCAGGTTTATCTAAAAATATTGGCGACAATGCAGGTACCCTACAAGAAATATTTGAAAAAGAAGGCGATGAAACACAAGCAGAGCTAAAGAAACTTGTCGAACTTATGGCTAATGCACAAGACCTCAAAGGTAAGGATGCAGAGAAAGCCAAAAATGAAATATCTAAACAAGTTGCTAGACTAGAAACAAAAGCAGGCGACAATAAAGACAAGATAAACCAGGCATTGGGTTTAGACAATGTTAAAAAAGATTTAAGATCCGGTAGTAGAATAAAAGAAGCTCTTAATATAGATCAAGGTGCTACAGGATTAACAGCAGTAAAACAAGCATTCAGTCCAACACGTTTATTCGGTGATGCCAATACCGGCGGCTTATCTGGCGGTGGTGGTATAATGAGCGGCCTAGCATCTAAGGTATTGGGAACAGGCGATAAAGCCGCCGACGCACAGCAAGCTAAAAATGCTCGTATGGAAATTGCCAAAGAAGACCAAGCCAAAGGTATGGCAGCTGCCGTTGGTGCAGAGGGTCTACAGTTAATTGGCGGAGATGAAGTTGATGTTAAATCTCCCGCTGAGTCTAAGAAAACTAAAGGCGCTTCTAAGGAAAAAGAGTCTACTATAGAAAAAGAGTCTACTATAGAAAAAGAGTCTAGTAAAGAGATTCAAACCAACACTATAGAAGGTGGAACAAAAGAAATTAAAGCTGAGACTGTAAAAATAAAAACAGACTCTATAAAAACATCTAATAACACTAGTCAAGCACTAGATTCTGCTACAGAAGAAAACAATAATAAGATTACAAATACAAAGACTACTGAGAATACTACTAATAACAACACTAGTAAGGTAGCCCAAGCTAGAGCAACAAGCACTAAGCCAGGTGATGGAACATTTAAAAGTGGAATAGATAAAGAGACTACAGGTCAAAAACAAGTAGAACTTCTAGAAGACATCAAAGACATTTTAGAAGATGTTGCTGCCAACGGTGGTATGGGTGGCAGCGATGGCGGCGGTGGATTCTTTGGCGGCTTCGGTGGTAAAAACAAAGGTAAAAACAAAAGCGGCCGGAAACCTAAAAGCAGAATGGGTAAAATCGGCAAGGCCTTAAAAGGAACAAGTAAAGGATTACTCGGCGGTGGTGTAATGAAGGGCGCCATGGGCAGTATTGGCCGCTTCGGCGGTGCCATTGCGGGTGTGGGCATGGGTGCCTATGAAGCAGTAACAGGTGTCATGTCCGCCGAAAATAAAATGGAGAATTTAGAAATCTCCGCGGAAGAAGCACAATCACAAAAAGGTGAGGCCATTGGTTCAGGTGCCGGTGGTGCTGGTGGAGCTATAGCAGGGGCGGCCGCAGGTGCAGCTATTGGCTCTGTTGTTCCTATTGTTGGTACAGCTATTGGTGGTATTATAGGTGGTGCTTTAGGATACTTTGGTGGTAGTTGGTTAGGTGGTAAAGCAGGCGAGGCTTTAGCAGATGCAATACCCGTCGATCCGGGCGAGATTGCAGAATCAAATGAGGCAGCCCAAGTAGCTTTAGATAAAATTGAAGAAGTAAACCCAGAGTTAAGAGCAGAGATTGAGAAACAAGCTGAAGATAATTATCAAGCACTGTTAGGTGACAAATCAGAAGATGAATACTCTGATAATGATAAGGCAGCAATGAAGAATGCGGGACTTGTAAAGGCCATACAAAACAAAGATGCGGCAATACAAAAACTACAAGCAGAAGGTGCTAATGTAGACTTATCCAAACTAGAAACCACTGATACCTCTAACCCTGAACAAGCAGAAGGACTTGCCGGTGGTGCCTCTAACAGAAGACAAAATCAAATTGAGCGAAGAAAAAAAGAAGGTGATCATAAGACCGCTGTAGTTGAACAGATCGCTCAAGAGATGGGTATTGATACAAGTAAAGGTAAAGTGGAAGCTACAGTAAAGATGGGCAAGGTAACTAAAATCAACGGACAGGATGTACCTGAAGAGTTACAGGAAAAATCTATGCAGATGCTGTATCCGGACTCAGGTGCTCACACCGATCACCCTTTCCTGTCAGATGATAGCGCTGAAACAGGACTAGAGAAGACTCTCCGATCAGAAAACGATCGGATATTCGGCAAGCCCGAAGACAAGTTTGAGTCAGCCGATCAATTAGAACAAGGAACAATGATAGCTACTGCTGCTCCGGGACAACCTGTACCTACAGGCACTGCTCTAGAGAATATGCCAGCGTCACAAAACGCACCGGCTCCTGTGATTAACAATGTTACAAATAATAGTGGTGGTGGCGCTAGTAAAGAACCTAAAGTTGTCGTAGCCAATGCACCTACTCCTAGGCCAAATACTAATACAATTGAACGTTATCAGGATCGTAGATATCGAGGTTAATTGCTAGAATCGTAAACATCAAATTCATGTTTGATAGATTCGTCAATTAATACTCTCCAAACTTTTTCTACTAAATTTGGATTAACATAGTGGGTTTCAGCAGCGGCTCTTACCTTTGTAATAACGTCTTCGATACGCCATTCATCAATAATAAGATTCCTATCCCCTTTAATAAAGGCTGCTTGTTCTATTTGAGTTATACGTTGGCCAATTAATTCTACAAGAAGTCTGTCGAGTTTGTCGATTGTTTCCCTTACAGAGTCCATTTGTTTTGGTTGTACTTTTTTCATGTTCTTATATATAATGTCATTCTATCACCCAATCAATACTAAGCCAATCAGTATCTTCGGGCATCAGTTGAATCTGACCTTTGAATTTCTCTTTCTCTTTGAGTTGATTATACACTCCAGCGAGCGACATTGACAAGCGATAACCTCCTTTATGACACCAATACACAGAACCAGAACTACCGTAGAATCCATACAGATATGCCTGTTTCTCTACACC